AACGGGAGCGTAGTCCTGAAAGGAATGCATTTCAGAAAATCATATTGACATCACCACGGGAGAAGGGGGTATTCTTCGGCAGCACTGTAGCCTCCTGTGGTTTTGTCTATCCTATTGTACCTGAACGGAACACTAGATTGTCGCTTTTTCGGTGCCGTGCAGAGTTTTCCTACATCAGCACAAATTATCTATGAAACTCTGTCAACCGACAGTAATTTCACCGATCTTTTAGGTACATACAACTTCAAAGGTGGTGGTGGGCCGATTGACGCGATTTCGGTGGTTACCGCTGGCGCTGACATCCCCTCATTGAGAAACGTCGAAGGCGTTGAGTGTATTATTCAGGACGCGGGTAATTCTAAGCTCCAGCAGTACTATGGTAGCACGGTTGTGGTGACTACTTGGAGCGTCTTCCTGGTGTCCTGGGAGGGTTCTACCGGCGCAGACCTCCAAGCAGCCGCAGAAGTCGCTCTGAGGCGATTTGCGGGGTCGGAGATGGTGCAAACGGTGGCTACGTCGGACGGTCTCGGCTCCCTGGTTCAGACAAAGCTGTTCATCAAGTCAAATATGCCAATCCTGCCAGCCGCTTAAGGCCCTTTTGGCAATCTAGAGTAACGGACCGTAAGAAGGTCCGAAGTACCTTCGTGCGGACCAAGGTCCGTTCTTTTATATGGCAAACTTCTCTGCTGCCTTCGGGTATGACGTATACCTCATCCCCCTTAAGGCAGAATCCGTTGACACTTCTTTCACTGGCGTGACGACAGGCGTGGATGCTTCCGCTACCGCTTTCGTCGACACCACCAGCCTCATCCCCGCTGACGAAAAGATCACCTATGCTGACGGTGTCTTCTCCATCGGCGCTACTCCTGTTGCCGAGCCTACCGACGGCACCATGAACCCCGTCCGTCTGACGGGCCTGACCTCTGCTTCCCTGCAGACCGACACTGGCTCTGAGGACATCTACACCTACGACGACGAAGTCAAGGGCTTCAACCAGGCCGTTGCTACCACCAAGTCCTGGACCATGGACCTGGCTGGTATCGCTGACTTCAAGGACGCTGGCTACCAGATCCTGCGCCTTACCGAGCAGAACACCGTGGCTGATGGCCTCCGCGTGAAGATCGCTCGTGTGGGCCCCACAGGTACCGTTGAGACCGTTTATGGCTACGGCACCCTGATGGGCTACAGCGAGTCCAACGATGTGACCAGCATCGTGTCCTGGGAGTGCTCCTTGAGCGGCTACGGCGCCTACGTCGTTGAGCTCGATGAGAACGCTGGTAATTAGTTGACTGGAGGTATCGACACCTTGGGCGCCATCGTTGACGGTGACGCCTTTGACAGTAACCTCACCGACTTAGAAGTCACAATTACTGGCACCTCTGGAGCTGGAGCGATTGGCGAAGTCAACACCTCTGGATCTGGAACAATCACTGGAGCTGGCGTTACTATTACTGCCGCTGGCTCTGGCTACTCCGTCGGAGAGACTGTTACAATCACAGATGGCATTGGTACAGCAACTTCTACTGTTACCGCCATCAACTGAAGTCCGTAACCTCGATACTTACGGCAAAACCCCCAAAGGCCCCTTCCAGGGCCTTTTTTCATGGAAACCTATACCAGCTTTCGTGGTTTTACGTTGAGTAATCTAGTCTTTACCGTTGGTGTTGATACCAAAACCGCGACCGAAAACATTAATTCATTCTTTGCGTCTTTTAACAAGGCGGCTCAGGATACAGACAGAAAGCTAAAAGAATCTTTTGAGCAACCTGTAAAGAAAGAAGTTGAACTTATTTTCAAAAATGGTGAGTTTGTTACACGGGAAGTACAAAGAGCAGGCACTGAATTAGACAAAGTAAAACTAGCCGCCGCAGCGCTTAATAAAGAATGGGGGAAAACCCCTCAAGAGCTTCAGGTCCAAATCCAGGCTCTTAAGCTTGTACAGGCTGAAACACAAAAATACAGAAAAGACGGTATAACCCTTACTGCACAATGGCGAAAGATAACTGGGGCCATCGACGAGGCAGAAAAAGAACTGAAGCAACTCGGGGACGCTGCAGAGGGCGCTGGTAAAGAGGTTGAAAAAATTCAGCAAAACTCCAAAAAAGGAGACCTAACTGGCCAGTTTCTTAAGGCCAACCTTGCTGCTAGAGCGCTAGAGGAAACCTTTAAGATGGTCGTTGGCGCAATCCAAAACATTGTTTCGACTGCTTTCGAGATGGAGACTCTCGAGATTCAGTTGCAAGCATTTACAGGTGGCGCAGAGCAGGCTGAACAGGCTCTCAGGGAGTTCAGCGAGATTGCAGCTGGTACTCCTTTTGACCTGGGCCAAGTAGCCAATGCTGGTAAAATCATGATGGCTTTCGGTGTTGAAACCGATACGGCTACAGAGGCCACTAAAAACCTGGCTGTTGTTGCTACAGCCACTGGTGGTGATCTTAACAACCTTGCAAGAAACCTTGGTCAGATTGCAGCACAGGGCCAGGCCTACACTCGTGACTTGACTCAGTTCGCAATTCAAGGTATTCCCATCTGGAGTGAGATGTCGGCGGTTACCGGCAAGACGGTTGGTGAACTTAAAAAGCTAGCTACCGAGGGTAAGATTAGTTTTGAAATCGTCAATACTGCGCTGAAGAACCTTGCGGCCGAAGGTGGTAAGTACGCTGAGATCGTAAAAGCTTACAACAACACAATGGCAGGTCAGCTGTCTAGGCTTAGGACGAACACTCAGAACTTCGCTCTTGGAATGATTAACGCCGCGAAAGACGTCGCCGAAGCCTTTGGTACCGACCTTTACGCGCCGATGAAGGCGATCAATAACGAGCTCGAATACTGGGGCAAGGAACTGCCCAATATCGTCAGGCAATTACCGGGAGCATTCGCTCAATTCATCACCGATCTGGAGAAAATCGAAGGATGGCTCGTCCTCATTACCGGCGCGACTACTTTAGCATTCGGCCCTCAAATTGTTGCCGCGATTACTGCAGCTGCCGTTGCGGTTGGCAAATATATTCTCCAAATCAAAGCAACTATTGTTGCGCTAGGTGCTCAGATTAAGGCTCAGGTCATTGCTCTTTCAACGATGGGTCCAAAGGGCTGGCTCCTCTTGGCAGGGGCGGCAGGCATCGCCACGGGTGCAGTTATCGCAGCTGGAAAGGGGATGAAGGGGATGAGAGATGCTGCTATGAAGGCCGCTTCGGCGCTGACTAAAACCAACGACAGCCTGACTAAAACCAACGACAGCCTTGGAGGAACCTCCGATGAGGGCAAGAAGACAGGAGTAGTGCTAGATGACGCATTTGACGACGATAAACCAAATAAGTACAATTCAGCGCTAAAAAAGGTTGAGAAGTCTCTTTCAGGGCAAAAAAGGAGTGCAGAAGACCAGAAAAAGTTAGTTGATAAAGCAATAAAAGCAATCAAAGATAGAACTAAGGTAGCCGTAGAAGGTCTACAAGATGAGAAGAAGGCCATCAAAGAGGCACTGAAGGAAGATCTAGACAGACTGGAGGAGGTGAAGAAAGCGATTGAGAGCAAAAAAGAGGCTGCACTCAAGGCAATTGACGCGGAAAGGCAGGCTGCAAGAAATGCCCACGAACAGAGGATTTCTAATTTAGATACCGAGGCGGCAGCCATTAAGTCTCAAATGAGCGCGACTGATGCCTATTATGATAACGTAATCAATAGAGCAAACGCGGCTTCAGACGCCGAAATTAGCAGGCTAAACAGAAGAAAAAGCTCTATTTCAAAAAACCTTCAGGCCAGTCTTGCTGGTATAGAAAAACTTAAAACAGAAGAGAAGAATCGCTACGAAGCAGAAAGACAACTTCTCGCTCAGCGCAAATCAGATATAGAGGCGACCTATACAGCCGAAGCCAACAGTCTCGACGCTTTGATAACAAAAGAGCAGGAGCGACAGGCTTCGCTAGAGGCAAATCTGGAGGAACAAAGAGCACTTCTGGAGGGCAGATATGAGGGAGCTATTACTAAGCTGGAAAGACTAAAGACAGAAGAGGAAGCTCTTTACGAAGCCGCAAAGATAGCTCTGGAAGAGCAGTCAGCTGCTGCAGAAGCTAACGCTCAAGAAAGGATTGCAGCCCTGGATGCCGAAAAAACTGCACAGGAGCGTTTCAACGAAGAAACTCTTAGGGCCATTGAAGATCGCTACGAAGCGGAAAATAGATTAATTGAAAATAGAAAAACAATTCTCGAGACACAAAGAGACAAAGAACTTGACTCAATCCAAAGGGTCATGGATAAGATCAGGTTCCGCTATGACGAGGAACTGGCTAAGCTTGAAAAGTTGAAGACAGAAGCTAGTACCAGATATGACGCTGAAATTGCGGCACTGGAGGCCCTCACCCCGGCTGAGCAAAGGCTTGAGAAAATTAGAAGAGACAGACTGGTCGCCCAGGCTGGTAACGCCGAGCTTTCGGAAGAGGAACGCCTTTCCGCTCAGGCTCAGCTTGATGATATGGAAAGACAGAAGGCAATTGCTGATATCAGGATTCGCCAGCGAGAAGAAGAAGCTAAGTTTGAAAAACAGAAAGAAGAGTTATTGAGAGCCCAGGGCGAAGCTCTTTCCTACCAAGAAGGGATCCTGGAAGACCGAATCCGGTTCTATGAAGATGAGATCGAAGCCATTGAAGGACTGGGTGAGTCCGCTATAGCCGTCAAAGAGGCCCAGATAGAGGCAGAGAATGCTCGCTACCAGAATAGAATCCAGGCAATTGAAAATGAGCAGAATGCTGTAGAAGCCAGCCTTGAGAATGAGCTCGCTGCTATTGAGGCAAACGCCGAAGCCACTAATCTTCTTTACGAGCAAAAACTCAAGAACATTGAGGCTGAGCAGGAGGCACTAGCTAAAACCTATCAAGACAACATCACGGCAATCGAGGAGACACGGCAGGCTGCAAAACTCAAGAGTGACGCGGTTGTACTGGATTTAGAAAGAGAGAAAGAAGCAGCTAAGCAGGTTTACGAGGGCGCAAAGGCTGAGATCGAGCTTCTAGAGGAAGCGGAAAAAGCCAAGCACGACGCAATCATGGCCAATCTCGACGAGAGGGCTGAGCGCGTGAGGAGAAGCGCAGAAAATAGCCTTCGGTACATCGATAACGAGATCGAGAAAGAGAGAGAAAAGGCAGACAAAAAGGAACAAAGACTTCGCATACTTCAAGTCCAAGAGCGCCTCGCCTCGGAAGCTAAACTCAAGGCTATCGAGGAAGAAAAGGAAGAGGAGAAGAAAAAATTTGATGCTAAAGAAAAACAGCTTGACGCCGAAGAGCAGCAAATCAAGGACAAGTATGACGCTGAAGCTGACCAAATTAAAATTATTGAAGATTACAAGAAGAAAGCGGCTGAACAAAGAGTATTGATAAAGAGATTCAAGAAATCAAGAGAAGGGGGGAAGCAGAGGTTGAAAATATCAAGAACCTGTGGACCGCTTACAAGGATTTCTATGACAATCAAAAAAGGGCTTTGGAAGACAAGAAGGTATTACTCAAAGATGTCAAAAAAGAATCAGAAGAGGGTGGAGACGCCATTAAAAACCAGTCAACGCAGACCCAGGATCTTGCTAGAGCTGCGAGCCAAGCTGCAATAGGCCTGCAGGCTCAGGCACAAGCACAGATAGCATTGAATAACGCTCTGGCGGGTGCGACTGGTGGTGGCGGATCTAACAGAGCCTCTGGTGGTCCGGTGAAAGGCGGTACAACCTACACTGTGAACGAGCAGGGTAAGGAAGCATTTCTTAGCGCTAGCGGCAAGCTCAGCATGATCAACGCTCCCTCCTTTGGCCAGTGGAGAGCTCCTAGTACGGGTACCGTTATCCCAGCCCATCTCACTACTCAGCTAGACATCCCCAGTGGCGGCATTAATCTAAAAGACATTAATACAGCGCCTTCTGGAATGGTAAGCAACGCCATGTCCAGTGTAAGTCGTGTTGTTAGCGGCGACAATATCAACAACACGGTTACCATTCAAACTTCTAAGCCCCGTCAAATGGCTAGCGATGTTATGGTTCAACTGGCTAAGCTCAAGAGAGTTAGGTATTCTTGATAAGTTACTGAGCGGTTATGTTCTTTTTTGGGGAAAATACGGAATTAGTAGTAAAATACTATTTCGATAAGACCGTGCGTTACGTTAGGCCCTATCCAGACGTACCTCTCTCTGAGATGACTCAGGAAGAGGCTAGAAAGGCCTACATCCACTCCAGGGTGGCATATAAGCAAGCCGCTGAAGACAGGGCCGCTAGAGAGGTCCTAGACGCGCTCAAGGACAGTATTCTTGACCACTTCAGGTACGTCATAGCTTTTTCGGACGACATTGCAGATTCAATTGAAAAAGGTGCTATATATCCGCTGGCTGCTACTGCAGAGGAGTACAAAAAAATCATGAAAGAGGTTCGGCATCCTAGCTCAGCTGATGCTGGTTAATGTCACTGGGAATTTCATATACACCTGTGGCGGGAACCCCCGTCTATGATATTACATTTACGGAATTCACTGATACCGCACTTCCGCGAATGTATATGGCTGAGGCTTCTTACGAGAATTCTGTAACTGGCGCAAGCATCTTGTCTGGTCCTGCTTATAGACAGAAGTACATGTGGACTATATCCTGCCACCAAACCCCAGTAAAAGCCCAGGAGCTCGACGATATGTTCAGAGCGTGGGACGAGGACAGATCCAATGGTTACAGCGCTGCTTTAGGTATCATCGATAGAACTTTTGGAGCTGAAGTGAGCAGTTCGGCGCTGTTTTCGACCCCGCCGTCTTATGTCTACATTTCTCCTAGTATTACCCTCGTATCTTTTGGTCTTTCCGAGGTTTGATCCATGTCGTATTTAATTAACACAGCAAGGGCATCGTCCCTCACGATCAACGGCGTCGATTACACTCAGAATCTGATATCTTGGACTTGCAGTGATAACTCTGCCGTTAAAAACGGTCTAATTGCAACTGACGGCACTCTCTCTCTTGGTACTGTTCCTGGCTCGTCTTTGGAGGACTATGACAGGAATAAGTTCAGAAGAGGGCAAAAAATCATACTAGAAGTAACCTATCCAGACCAGACGACGATCCGACATCCGAGAGGGTTGCTATATGTTATCGGTGTTTCCTATAGCCCAGAATCAGAAACACTGGAAATTGAGATGGGTTGCAGGATAGCCCTGGCGACAATTTCCGATGAAACTGATTCTCTCAAGAACCTGCCGAGTGCGAAGCTCGACCCAGCCAGACAGAATGACATCTCAAACATTTCCGCAGCATTGGCGGCAGAAGGTAAGGTCGCTTATCAGGACAACAGCGGAAACCTTCAGGTTGTAGACTTCTTTGGTAACGACACCGGATCCAGCTTCGATCAAGGTAGCTGGGTTTCGGTTCTTGGAGAAACCACCCTTGCGGTATCACCCCTGGCAGGCAGCAGTCCGCTCCCTGACGGTATTAAGATTTCATACCAGGTTCCAGCAGAGGCGGGTAACATTGTAGACGAAGAAGACCAAAGTAATCAAGATTCACCGAACAAGTTGCAGCTTGACTCTACAGAGTCTTACTATTTCCTCACCTATCCAGCTGTTATTTATCAGAGAGTTGGAGATGGAAGACTACCTTCGGACGTAAAGCCTGGCAGCGTCCCTTCTGCTATTGACTCTGGTTGCGGCAACACTCCAGATCAGCCAGGTGACAATGGACAAGGGAGCTGCAATGACAACTACTCACTAGTCCAAAGCCCTCAAGTAATACCAGCCTATAAAATTCAGGAATCTAGAACAGAATACAAAGGGCCTGGAGGTCAGGTCTCTTCGAGATATAGCGAAGTACGAGGACCTGCCATTGAGGCTAACCAACAGTATTATGCAGATAAATACGCTTATTGCAGGTACGTTTGGGCGACAGCTTGTCAACCTAACGGTGGATGTGGACTGGATGGCCTTGAGGAAATTCTTCTTGGCTATGTAGTACAGACTAACAACTATGGCTCAGCAGGGCAGGTGGTTTCAACCATCACCGATACTTACATCCCTACCCTTGCTGGAGCCCAGCCCTTCGACTGGAGGTCTGGTGTTCAGGATGGAGCTCCAGTAGATTTCAGGACCCTCAGTACTACTACAATGTATAGAAGCCAAAGAAGGGTAGAGGAATTCTCGAAAGAGGGTAACACAAATGTTACGACTACACTCACTTATACCAGTAGCACTGCCCAGCAAAGCGGAATCAGGGGTGGCGGGATAGACGCTTTGCAAGGTCAGTTGACAAAGGAGATTAGAAAATCAACAACAATTACAGGCTCTTCAGTTTTACCAGACACGGTTAATGCCGTGGAAACTACGACCATAGATAAGGTCTTTTTGCAGCCTCTTTTCCCTGGAACCTATGTAACCCCTCCACCAGAAAGCGGTCCATACTACCTAGACGAAACCCTGCCTGTACCAATTCTACTCGAAACAGAATCTGAAATCGACTCGTTCGTTAAAAAATATGCAAAAGTACTATCCTTATTTGCGAAAGGAGATTCACTTGGTCTTCAAATCGCCGAGTCATTAAGGAAGGAAATCGCAACGTCCTGGAGGCCTGGAGTTGCCTTCCGCTATTGCGATCCTTCCAAAGGTAAAATATCTGCCATGAGAATGGACGCGACCAGCTGGAGTGTAACAAAAGAAGAGTCACTTATGGCGACCTCTGGACTTTGGATCGGCTTCTCCAACGGGACCCTTTCGATGCCTTCTAATCTGGTTGGTAACTCCACGCCAACAATGGATGAAGGTGGCTCTCCTATTCCGCCGCCGCCCACGACCGGGCTGCCGCCAACTATAGAAGGCGAAACGGCAGTTGCAGAAGGAGCTCAGGCTTGGTTCGTTGATATATTTATTTACACTCAGGTCACCGCCGAAACGCAGGGCAGAGAAGATGGTGTCAATCCTCCACTGCCGACCGACACTACAATTGAAATGCAAACCACTTTAATGTGCTATGTTTCGGGCCTCGTAACCCAAACAGGCAGTCTGGCATCTGTCCAGCCAGGTGGCGACGTCCCTCTCTCCTTGAACGGCAATCTTCTACTAAGTGGAGCTACCATCGTAGACGGTGATTTGTTCTCATAGGAACCCTAGACTGCTTTTGGTTCTATTAGATGACGATCGCGGCAAAAATTTCCTCGTCAGAGCTGACAGCTCAAGTAACGGATCGCTTCGCTGATACGTTTTTCGAAGCCAGGCTCATTAACGCAACTGGCATTACTTACACGCCTGGTATTACGAATGAGCCAAACTTTCTGTCTAACGAGTTTCCCGTAGGAACTGCGGGGTATCAAAGGTTCGTTATTAATTGGACCGCATCTGACGTATTAGCCTATTCTGACGACGGCGTTTCACTTCAGCAAAAAGCTGCAACCTTTGCTCACGACGGAGGTTCTACGAGTATTGATTTTTCACACGTAGCCTTGGTTTGGAGTACTGGCAATGTGACTGCGTTCAACAGCGCTACGTCAGGTCCAGCGTCTGGCGTCGATGGCACCTATACAAATGTTCCTGTTGCCGCTACCTCTGGCTCTGGCGCAGGCCTTTCTGTCGATCTTACTGTTGCCAACAGTGGCGCTAGTGCAACTGATTACACATTCTCAGTCGCTAGTGCGGGATACGGGTTTGCGGTTGCCGATTCCTTGCGGATTACTAATGCAACACTCCAGGCGATCGGAGCTACGACTGAGGTCTCTGGCGACGTAGACTTCACTGTTTCAAGTGTTAGTTCTTTTGGAAATGCGGGTAGCATTCTTTCCGTAGCTCAAACCGCGAGCCCAGTCGTTGTTACGGGTGGAAACGAAGTTGCCTTCTACTTCAATCTCAAGCAGTTTGGTTTTAATTCCTGATGGATCTTTTTTCTCTTATTCAAGAAAACCAGGCGAGAAGATTTGCCGACCTAGAGAGACGCAACGAAGTGGCCAAGGGGCCTACTGGTGATTTCGAGGGAACCGTGACAGGCTATTGGGTTAAAATCGATGAGAATGCTGGAGGGGTTGTAGAGTACAAAGGGAAGGAGTATACGACTAAAATCCTGGGCTGGACCAGTATCGCAGTCGGCACGCCTGTTAAGTTAACCTCAGCAAACGGAATTTACTATTCTGACTGGTAAAATGTCAATCAACAAATCTTTCATTTCTACAAATTCTGTAGAAAAGTACAACGGAAACACCATTGAATTGATTCCCACCCCTGGATGGCCTTATTGACACGCCAATGGAGCCAGGTAAGCTTGTTGGCTACTATGATGGCGTTTCAGATTCAGTGACACTCTTCGTGGTGTCAGAAAGTGGCTACAGGCTTATGAGGGTGGGTTGATGAGCTTCAATAGCAACAGGCTGGTTGTACCTGCTACTTTTAATAACAATCTTGGCACAACTGGTTCCATCTACGTTAACCCAAGAGGAATGACCAGAGAAGAGGCTATTCAGGGTTTCATGAATCCCCCGACAGCTCAGGGACAGTTGAAAGTTTCTAGGACAGATAGGTTCGACCTATGCAACCTATACTTTTCGATAGAGGTAGAGGAAGGTGTTTTTGAGTGGAAACCTGTACAGGTAATAA